ACTGTATTTGATAACGCCCACGTTCACGCATTGCTCGACTAGTAAAGATACCAAACACGTTGTCAGCTGTATTGATCTTTGAGATACCACCCGAAATATGACTGTGGTCGAACTCAATTTCTTCCACTGCTGATCTATTCAGCTGGCTTGCTGTTACAAACAACACACCTAACTCCTTGGCCAAGTTGCGTAGTTCTTCACTCACATACTTGTCTTTGACAAATAGATCGTTGGGACTGACTTTGGCACTGACCGGCATCAACAAGTCCAAATAGTCAACCATGACAAAGTCAATCTTAATACCAGTCTGTATCTGCACTTCTTTGATGTAACTTCTAATGTCGTTCACTGTGCTTTGTGCTGGAAATGCCTTGATACGATATTCGCCTGCTTTCTTACCCATCATCTTGACTTTGAGTTCAGCGGTTGATATGTCTTTGCGAATGTCCTTGGTGCTCATACTGGTCAACATGGCATCTGTACGCAGGGCACACAGTTCTTCTGAAAGTTCTAAGGATATGTAAACTCCACTGAGTCCTTGTGTGAGCCAGTTGAGTGCAATGTTCATCATGACCAAGCTTTTACCAGATCCAGAACCACCAGCAAATATGTTGAGTTCTCCTCTGCTGAACCCACCATACAACAAGCGATCCATTTGCGGCCACCCAGTTGACACTTGTCCTCCCGAGTTAAAGTACTTGTTGATACGATCACTGGGACTGCCGAAGTAGTCAGTACCCATGTCCTTGGTTAGACTGATCTGTACAGCATCTTTGATCAGCTTTTCAACAGGATCAAATTCGCCTTTCTCCAACAGGTCCGCCGACTTTAAAATTGCACGTTCCAGTTCTTGTCTGCGAGTAAACGCTTCAAACTCTTCCAAGAACCAATCAAAGTGCCCATCATTTAAGTCTGGAATCTCCTGTAGCTTTATGCCGGTAGCAGCAGATATCTGCGCTCGGTCTGGCATAGTCTGATGCTGCTCGCAATGTTCCTTGATGAACTCGGCTGCTGCTCGCAGATTACGATCAAAGTTTTCAGGATTGTAAATGTTCTGTACACGCACATAGCTTTGTGCATCACACAGCATCATCTCTAAAAACAGTCGTTGCACATCTATGTTATATTCTTTTAACAACTTGCTTTCTCCGCATTTCTATTTTAATTCGACTGGTTTCTCTTGATTGCATTATAGTTAGCAGGGTTGCCAGGCGGCCATATTTGATTACAGCATCGTTTACATCTTTGCAGTCTTCCCAATCAGGCATGCTGACTGCCCAGCCTAACTCTAAGGCACGTTCTACCAACTCCATGCCAGGTCGATCTTGATCTGGCACCACTGTTATTTCTCTACCCAATGTGCGTATCAGTCTTGCTTGTGCATCACTTACTGTATTGTGCATGAGTGCAAGTCCACTGATGGATAATGCATCAAAAATACCTTCTGTTACAATCACATGTTGCCAATCGGCATGTTGTAAGTCTGTACCAAACACATATCCTGGTTGAAAGTCATTTAACCATACTGGTTTGCGATCGTCTAGGAATCTTATAGTATGACCAACCATGGTATTATTATAAGTGAAGGGGATAATCACACCGGGTCTTGCGCCTGATGTTGCTGAAATCATAAAGGGATAATCTACAGGTGCATGTCTGCGCCGCAAGTAGTTCCAAACATCTGTATGCTCCGGCGTTACAAATTCAACACCACCTAGGTCACGTTCTTCGAACTGTATGTCTTGTATAACTGCTGCTGTGCGTTGCCGATCATCTAACAATCCGGCAATACTGCGATACTTCAAACTTTCCAAATTGATGCGTTCTATTTCTTCCTGCGGTACATTGAGCCAGCCCAATAGCTTACGTGCCTTGAAGCTGAGATTACGTCCTAAAATGAAGCTGGCTGTGAAATTACAATTGAAGCAGGAATAACTCCACCCTTCGGGACTGGATTTAAGTCCGCCACGACCTCTTTTATCTTGCCGTTCACCGTTATGAACGCAACAAGGACCATTGCCAGAAAGCCAACCAGAAGATGTTTGTTTAATCTTCCGACCTTGTCTCCAGTACTGCTCCACTATCTGCGACGGGTTTGTCAATTCTTATCACCTTCCATTTATTGTTATCTTTTCTGTTTTTAACGGGTTTATTATTAGTATAACACGTTCTATCTCAGGAATCAAGTGGTCGCGGAGAAGTCGATGGCCGATTTCGTTAGGGTGACCATCAGGTGCCATTAAGTGTTTGTTGGGATAGATAAAAGAATTTAGGCTGCGGTCTGGCCAGATCAAATTACAAGTTCGGGCAACCATAGGCGGATGTATGGTACAAAACTGCACAACATTGTGACTCATGGCATGATATTGTCCTTCAAAGAAGGTCAGGCTTTGTCTGTAATTGAGTTGGTGCAGTTGGTCACAGTCAGTTAATACTGTGTGTGCTTTGACCATTTGTGTCCAAGTTCGATCTTCTTCTTCAAATCCACTGTGAATCCACTGACTGTGTACGTATCTATTCCACGGCGGATCATTATAATAACTTACATGATTTGGGTTGTAAAAGCTCACGCGATTGGCATCTGTGTGTCCCACCAATATCAAACATTCAGCAGGATCCAGTTGTTCGTGATCTAACCACCACAAGTAAGTCCATATGGCACTTTGCAAGCTGCCACCGTTGATGCCAAAGTTTTCTACTGGAACGCCGTAGTGTTTGCCCAGCAAGCCCAGAAAACAATGACTTTCCCTATAGGCTGTATTTTCCTGTATCACAGGGTGTGCTTGAGGATGATTGACCAAAACAGGATCCAAGAGCTCATCGCCCCAAATCCATGAGTCTCCAAATCCCACTATCTTTTTGAATTTCATCTATAAAGTATTTCTGCTAGTTCGCCGTTGCTGAAGTTTAATTCGAGACGGATATAAGGATGATATCCGGCCACGTTGATGCCTAATCTTTCTGTGCTGTTGGTTAGATCAAGTTGGTTGATCACGTTGCCAGTTTTCAAGTCTTCAAATGGCACATTGTACCATTCTACAGTATTTGCTGTGGCTGCTGTTGCTCCTTGTACAGTGATGTTGCCAGTGATGTCAGCAGTGTCCAACTGAAAAGTAGTTAGCGGTGCGCCATCTGTGGTTACTGTGCTGGTATAATACACATTGCCCACAGGTGCTTGACTAGGCACAGTCAACAACTGACTGGCTGTAAAAGCAGGAAATACCGAATTCACAATGTTGATTGTGCCACGTGCACCTGCTTGATCATCTGTAAACACAGCTTGATCCAGCACACCGGACGAAATCTCAATGCTGTAGCTGGCCGGCTGTTCTTGAAAGTGCTGAGTTTCTTCAGCGGTAATAGTGATCTTGGCGCGACCTGTGGCAAGATTTAACGCAACCAACTCTTTGGCAAACAAGAGATCTTGGCCGTTTTGACTTATGATACGAAATGTAAAAGTAGCCCCAGTGATGTTCACAGGCTTCTGATCCTGATTCTGGAACTGGAACAGGATCACATTGTCGACCCCTAGGTTTAAAGTTAAGTTTTTTGCGTACACTGGATCCCACCTCGCGTCAAAGTAAGCGCCACTGATGTCTATCAATAAAACTGATTGAATTTGTTGATATAAATAGGCTGTGGTGGCGTACATTAGAAATCTCCTTTAATATTTATGGGCTTAAACATAATACAACAACTTACTAAGAAGTATCCTTTTATGTCACTGTGTGTTTATGCCGGTGTGGAATATGTAGGCATTGTACAAAATCGCGACGAAAACATCACCACTATATATGATTTTGGTCACATACAAGATGTTGATCTCAAGCATTTGTTTTTGGAATTGGCCAATGTTTGGTGGTGGGAAAGCAACAGATCTGTGCCCATCAACATCTTCTTAAAGACTGAATGGGAACCGTTTAGGCACTATCGCAGAACATTTGTCAACAAAGATCTAGACATCTTGTGCGGACCTGTTTGCAGTCTAAACGACCTAACACGCAGAAAAAGCAAACGCAAAAGTATCACACTTGTACGACGGGTTGAATAGCACTGTCTTCCAACAAGTTCATGTGTAGTGCAACCAACTGCGCATAACCCAAGCTGTGACTCTTTTTAAATGTATATCCACGCGAATCATCGCCGTCCCATACATTGGCAAACACTTCTGTCCAAGAACAATTTTGTAAGTGTGCTTTGCCGGGACGAATAACTGATATAAATGCTGCCATTCTAGGAATACTGTCTGGCCGCATTGATGCCAACAACTCCACATAGTTGCCCACGTGCACCAACTGACTGGCCCAAGCAGGATCAGTCCATAATCTCGACCAAGCTGGTGTTTTTGCCAGCATTTGTTCGTAATGCTCGGGATCACGTACCAGCTGATACACACTCATGTTGAGGAAGTCTATCTTGAAATAGCCACGCTGTTCGGCTGCTTCGTAGTCAATAGCAGCGCATTCATGTATGGGATCATGTGGTATGTCAGTGACATACACACCGCTATTGTGTCGACGCACCTGACCATTGGTCATTTGTCTTGCGGCTGTGTGCGGGATCAATCTTAGTAATGCTGCACGGTCTGGCATGTCAATATCAATGTCTGCGCTCATTACCATCCTGCCTGTTTAAGTATGTCTTTGATATATGCAACATCTGTTGGATAATCTCTAAATTTTTGTTGCCAAAAGTCTGCGTCCACATAGGGCCAGATCATGGCAATTTGTTCTGAACTGAGTCTGCCTAAAAACTCCTGTCCACTGTTGGAATTGTACAGCACCCAAGCACTGAGACTGCCAGTA